ATGGCGGGGGAAGTTCATCCCGGGGGCGCCGCCGCGACGCAATGGGCCGCTACAGCCGCACCGACGCCCGCGAGCACATGCATGCGCAGCTGGAGGATATGATGCGTGACGCGGACGACGATAAAACCCGTGACGCGATCCGCCGCTGCATGGAGCAGATCGAGCGGGCATAAGGGGGATATGATATGCTGGATAAAGCCGAGATCCGCAAGGAGATAGCGCGGCTGGAATATGAGGAATCCAGCTATCCCAATTATGCCAAACTGGCAGATCTTTATGTGATACGCGACAGGATGCGGGAGGACGAACAGGGGAGCCGGAGTTCGCGCGTGCACGCTTATTCCGGAGCCAATGCACCTGCAGTGCAGGCGGCAGTTCCGCAGGCAGCGGCCACGCATATGGTAGGCAGCTACGGAGACAGTGACTTCCTGCGCGCCATCGCAGAAAAAGACCCGTCCAAAGTCTGGCCGATCGTGGACGAGCTGATGGATACGGTATTACTTGTCAAGCGAAGCGTGTATGATTCCGTTATGCGGAAGATATCCGATACAAGATAAAACTGGTTACACTCTTGTTACGCTCAAAAGCAAGAAAAACCGTTGAAATTACTGCATTTTTTATTGAATGGGGTTCAAGAGGCCGCTGGTTCGAATCCAGTCACTCGGACCAATGTAAAACGGGAAAAAACCCCCCCCCATCCCAAGGCGCACGTGGGTTTTTTTTTTTTTTTTTTCTCTACAGGAAAAATCACGCCAGATTTCGAGAAATCACGTTGGGTTACACTCCCGGTTACACTCCACTTTTTATCCTAGATCGCGTTTATGATTTTCTTCAAGTCTTCCAGATTCACGTCTTGGTAGTACCGGAGCATCTCAGGGCTTGCGTGGCCGATCAATTTCATTTTATCCTTGTCGGGCGCAACAACTTTTTTCATCAATGTCGCGAATGTGTGCCTGCATGTATGCGGCGAATATTTGTGGATTCCGTTTACCATTGGGTTTTCAATGCCGACGGCTTCTAGTGTGGGGTAAAAAACAGCGTCCCGGAATCTATCATAGGAAAATTGGTTACCTTTTTCATCGCAGAACAACGCGCCGGACGCTTTTCCTGCGTAAAGACGATCAATAATGGGCTGGATCTTCGGGCTGATGGGAACGACACGATTTTTTCCAGCCTCCGTTTTTGCACCACCGGTCAGCGTTTTTTTATTCGCATCGTAGTTGTCAACGCTCAGTGCCAGCAGTTCTGACAGTCTGAAGCCGAGATAGCACATTGCGTAAATATAATCCGCGAACGGAATTATGCTGACAGCGTCTCGTATTCTTTCAATCTGTTCTTGCGTAAAGCTTTCCCTCGCCGCTCCGAACTCTCCGCTGACAATCAGATATTGCCCTAAATTCAGTTCTGCGTAGCCGCGCGGAACTGCGTACTTGTACATAAGCCCTGCTAACGCTTTCATGTTTTCTTTTGTTCTTCTTCCTCTCGGGCATTCGTCCATGCATTCCTGCAAATCATCTATTTCTATATCTTCCAGTTTCCAGAACTCAACTTGATAAAAGTATTTTTCGGCTGATTTGTAGCAATCAATTGTGGATTTCCCAGCTCTGTGAGTGGGGAGCCACATTTCGTAGAGTTCGCGCCATGTAATTGCTTTTTCACGCTTCTTCTGCCCGGCCAACATCGGCAGGTAGTCAAGCGCTTCTTTTTTTGTGCGGAATCCGCATTTCCGAGCGACAACGCGCTTTACAGATCCGTTTTCTTCTCGGTATCCCTTTGTTATTTCCGCTACCCATTTATCGTTGCGCCGGTATACCGAGCCCGTGCCGTTCCCGCGTTTTGTGGCCTTTTTTGTTTGCTGTTTTTTCCCGCACCAGCAACAGTAGGGCACGCCGTCTGGGATTTCTTTTTTACACTTGATGCACTCCATGTTTCCCTCCACGTTCTTTTCGGATTGCATAGAAAGTAATTGCCGAAGCCAGCGCTGAACCTACGATCAGGGCAATGCAAACCCATGCAGCTACGGACAAATTTCCACCGCGAATGAGGCCTGCGCTCCGACTCTTCGCATCCATCACAAGGCAGGCAATCAGAGAAAAGGAGAGCAGCATACAAAACAGGGCGAGGACGTAACACATTGTATGTGTAGACCTTATCTGTGCGCTCTGTGCGGCCGCTGTTGCCTCCAGCTTGGCGTTTTCAATTTTGACATGATGAATCTGCTCGGTTAGTTCTTCCGGGCTTTCTGCGGGCTGGACAAGCCCGCACAGCTCATCCAGCGACAGACCGAGAACGAGGCATAGCGCGGCAGAATTGTACAGTTTCGGGTCTTGCTGTGTTCCTGCGCAGAGCTTCGTCACAGCCGATCTGTAAACGCCGGATTCCTCGACAAGTCTGTCGATGGTGTAATGCTGATCTTCCTTCGCCCGCTTTATGTTCCTCTGATATGTAGAAAAATATGGGGCGAGTTCCTGAATTGCCGACATGATATACCTCCATTTTCACATATATTTCGCTGATTCTTCTGCTATGGGTATGGTTTTACCAATTTGAGGGTGGACATTTCTGCCGCTTTTGCTATGCTGGTTACAGGCGCGTGAGAAAGCCCCACCGCCGGGGGAGCGACGGTGGGGCTTTCTTAAACATTCCATTATACAAAATAGTCTGTCCCATAATTGCCGCTTACGAGGGTTACCGGACGAAGAAAATGCAAGGTGTTCTTTGTGGAAGATTCCAAATTGAAATTCTTGAACGGACGTTCTAAAATATGGAGGTACACCAAATGCAGAGCATCAATATTCGCTTTGAAAACGGGAAAGTAAACATCATCGTCGACGGCGCGCTGTTTCGGGATGTGCATAGTCTCAGCCTTGATTATATCAAGGGGCTGCCTATGCTATTTTCCTGCGTCTCAGATGTGGGTGAGGAGCAGGACAAACGGCGGGAGCCGCGGGTCCTGCACTAGTCATAGTACTCCATGCGCATGGACGGTATTGTGACTTGGTTGCCAAGCACAGCAATATAAGTTTGCACGCCCTTGCATTCACCGTAGCACGTTATCTGATCGTTCTCCAAAATGCGGCTTTCTCCTTCTGGCCTTGAGTATGTTACATACCAGATCCCAAAAGGTGTTTGCACGCGAAGCGTGACGGAGTTCAGGAATCCCTCTTGAACTTCAATGACTGTTCCACTTATTACAACTTTTCTCCCCTTGTAATCGTCCGGATCTCTTGAAATCGCGGAATAAGAAAGATCCTCACATTGCGCTATGTATTCTTCGCGAGAAAGCTCTTTCGGCTTGTCTTCTTCGCTTTCAAGTACATACTCGGTGCCTGTGTTCTCCGTTTGCTTTTCGAGTTCGTTATTTGGCTCATAGTTTTGCGGCGAAGAGGGAGCTACCGAAATCATGCTTGATAAACTGACAACGCACAGAGCGCACAGAATCGCGACAAGCACTTTTCCGAGCGGAGACAACTTCTTTTTGTTTTTTGCCCCGCAAGCCGGGCACCGCTTTACCTTCGCGTTGATCTGCGCCCCGCACGTCTTGCATACGATTTTTCTGTTTGGAGCCTGACAGTACGGGCAGAACTTCTCTCTTTCGTCAAACTCTTCCCCGCACCGCGGGCAGATCACGTGATAGATCTGCTTCTGCATACAACATCGCCCTCCATATATCTTGGTAATACTTGTATAGTATCACCAAAACGAAACAGCCGCAATGCCGAACCTGCACAAAAATAGACGTTGAAATTTGGAAGTTTGGAGATAGGAGGCCACAATGCTGGAAAATTTACAGGAAGTGTGCTACAATAAAGGTGAAGAAATAACGCCAACAGATAGAGATTTTCGGTATTTATTAGATCTTACAGTCGACGAGAAGCGGCAGCTTATTAAAATGTGGAAGGAGCGAAACAATGTTTCTGAGCAGAGAAAAGTACGATAACATTATGTTGCAGCTGAGCAGAATCAGAACTGAAATTTCTACAAAAGATGAGTGCGGAGAAGCGTGCCGGATGTGCGAACACGCGATCGGCGCGACCAGCCCCGGCGGCGACATCGTGCTTGTCTGCGAAAAAAAGCTTAAAGCAGTTTGCAGCGACTTTAGCCCTCGAATCCTGACAGACATTTGTTCAGGAAATTCCAGAAATGTTCAGACGTAAGCAGCCCGAGCAGGAATGAGATTATTGCAATCACTAGGTCGTGGAGTCGATTAGCCTTTGTGGACTTTTTACGCTGATCGATATACGACAAGTAGTCCCTTCCGCGATCTTCTATTCTGATCGCAATAGACGCGCCAAACGATAGAACTGGAACGCCGGGATTGCTTGGGATCGGGTGCAGCTCCGCAAACCCAAAATGTTTCAGCCTTTGTGCAGCTTGAAGAATATCATCTGTCGCAAATATTCTGCTGGTTGCCAACGCTTTAAGAATTTTTCTTTCGTCTTTGCTCAACTCGATTTCCGAAAACGGAAGGTCGCTTGCATCATCCATTCTGCTTTCTCCGGCTCTTTAGCATACGCGCCATTTTGAGCAAATCACGGCGCTCATTTTCATCCGCAGAACTCCAAATGTCACGGAGTTCTGCGGTTTCGCTATCTTCGGCCTCATCCTTCGGGATGGGGTCTTTTTTTATGCCCGCAGACGGGTCATCGTCCGGCAGCAGGTCTGCCACTGATACACCGAGATATTCTGCGATAATTTTAAGATTTTTCATAGAAGGGTTTGTTTTCCCTGTGTTCCATAGAGAGTACGATGCAGACGTAATACCGCAATCCTTATAAAACTGCTGTTTCGGTATACCTTTTGCAGCAAGCAGGGCGTTGATTCGTGCGACTATGGGCGATTTAACCGCAAAGTCCGGCATTGGGTCTACGCCATATAAGAGATATTCTGTCGTTACCCCAATTACACTGGCTGCACGTTGAACTTTTTTTATACTTGGCGCGTGTTTTCCCGTGTTCCATTGAGAGAAAGACCCAGACGATATTCCGCTTTTTTCGTAAAACTCTTGCTTTGTCATCCCAATTTCAGCAAGCCTTATTTCTATTCTTCTTATAACGGACTGTACGTCAAATTGCATAAAAAACCCCTTATAAATTTAGCGAAAAAGTACCCTTAACAATCCTAAGTTTTTATTGACTTTTAGTATATCCTTAATTATACTAAGAGTTGTGAGGGGCAAATCTAATAAGTGAGGTGATGGCGTGAAGAAAGACAAGTATATATGGGGATTTCAGATTGTTGGTTCAGACTGCGGCTATGACCAGTTCGGTACGTTCCATTGCGCGTGCGGTCATTGCCTTCCGTTACGAGTTGATGTAAGTAAGGGCGGCAAATATCGCGGCAGCGACTGCGGCGACGGCAGATACGACGGTGAAAAACATGTTGATAAGAAACCGCCTTTTCTCCGTGCGTGCTTTCGAGCCTTCGGTTTCGACAAGCACATTTAGCCCGTTTTCTTCTATGGATTTGTAACGCTTATTCCGATTGAGAAACAACCTGATTCTTTCTCTGAACGACTTGCACATGATTCATGCCTCGGCTTATGAGGCGTGAAAAGAACACCGCCCCGGACAGCTTATCGGATTGTTTAATAATGATAGGTGGTACTTTATAATAACACAATTCACTAAGTTGTCAAGAAAAACTTAGTATTCTCAGACAGGAGGTATGTAAAGGCATGGGTTTTAAGGAAGCGAGGCTTGCCGCCGGATTGACCGTTCAACAGGTAGTCAAGGCGCTAAAGGTTTCAGACGCATCCGTTTATCTGTGGGAAACCGGGCAGATGTATCCGAAGACGGCGCGCCTGCACGAAATCGCAGATTTGTACGGCTGCACAGTGGACGAGCTTTTAAAGCCGAGAAAGGAGGAAAAATGACGCTGGACGATATCCGGGCAATGTCAAAGCCCACAATCCTCGCAAGCGAGGCGGCGCAGGTGCTTAGAATGAGCGCAAACTCGATTCGGGTTATGGCACGTCTGAACCCAAGTGCGCTTGGATTTCCGGTTATATGCTCAACGGAGCATAATGTGGAAATCCCGAGAAAACCGTTTTTACGATATTTGGGGGAGGAGATGGAAGATTGAGAAACGAACTGGAAATCGCAGAAGCGACAGAAGACCGGCAGGAACGGCTGTGGGACGAGCTGCAGTACCGAAAGACAATGCTGCGCGTGATCAAGAGCCTGTGCCTGTGGATCGGCGGGGCGGCGGCTGCGCTGGCCGTGCTGGCCTGCGGGGCGGAGATGGTCAATGAGGCCGCCGTGACCGGCGCGATCGCGCTGGGGACAACGCTGTTCGGGCTGCTGTGATGGACATCAAAGAAAAGGCGCTGTTGATGACGCCTTGCGAGGTCTGCGAGATGCTGGAATTCAAGCGCAGCAAATGCGTAGAAAATTCCTATAGGCTCTGCAGCACTTATGCCGAGATCGTCTGTTCACAGTGGGACGCGACCTGCCGGCTTATCCGGGAGCGCACAGGCAAAAAGAAATGACCCCTGCCGCGTTGCCGCGCGACAGAGGCCAAAATGAAAGGACATTATGTCGGCTTCTATTATAAGCCAGAAAGGAACCTATGTCAAGTTTAACGGATTCCCGCGTCCGGCACGGCGCGAAAGCCTGTGTCGAGGCGGTTCGGGCCGACTACCCGAAGTTCAACAAATGCTTGCTTTCGCAGTGTGAAGCGCCGGAGAAATACGGCGTTCAGCTCGTGCCGGAGGCTGCGGCCTCCATCAAGGCGTTGGACGCGCCGAAGAACCGCGTTGAGCGGCGAAAGAAGACGAACCGGTATTATTTCCGGCTGACGGACGAACAGGCGAAGATCCTCGACCGGCTGCTGAAAAAGAACGGCTACGCCACTGTTCAGAGCTTTTGTGAGGAGCTGATCCGGAGGGAGGCATTATGCAATGGCATTACCGCTTGATAACCTCTACCTCGGCATTCAGGAGAAGGAACCAGCGGTCATCGGGACATGCGCGCACTGCCAGGAGGAAGTCCGCGAGGGCGAGGAGGCTTTCGTCTGCGATACGGTCCTTGTACACGCGGAATGCATGCTGGAATACGTCTCCGATACCTACAGCGTAGACGAGATCGCGAACGCGCTGCTGTTTGAGAGGGTACGCCATGAAGGATGAAGTTTATATCCCGTTTGAATGCCGGGTGTCGGTCTTCTTCCCGGCCGGGCATGTCGAATGCAATTTATGTCCGCTGCTGGAAACATACAGCCGCAGACAGTGCAGACGGACGGGGGAGTATCTGACGAGCGGGCAGCTCCGCGGGATGTACTGCCCGCTGGAGATCCCGGGAGAACTGATCACAGACACGGCCACGGGAGCCGTGATCGAAAATAAGGAGGATAAGGATGGATAACGCGAAAGGTTACAAGGCGTTTAAGCCCGGTATGATCTGCAAGGATAAGCAGTACGCCGAGAACACCGACTACGAAGAAGTGGGCGGAACGATCTGTGAGAAAGGCATGATGCACTACTGCGTCAATCCTTTTGATGTTCTGAACTTTTACAATCTTGTTGACGAGAGCGGGAAGTTTTCGGATTTTGCAGAGGTCAAGGCACTTGACCAGCCGATATCCGGCTCTGATGGAAAATTTGCGACGAAAAAGCTGCATATCGGCGCGAAGCTGAGTTTTGCTGGGTTTATCAAGGCCTGCATCGACTACACGAAGGAGCAGACAATCGTCAATATGCCGAAGAGTGATGTTACCACCGGCAACTCCGCCCAGATCGGCAGCTCGGGCAACTACGCCCAGATCGGCAGCTCCGGGCAATACGCCCAGAACAGGAGGCG